AAGCATCCGACGTCGTTGGCAATACATCATCTGGGAAATCAGTTTCGTTGAAGTAGTCAGGTATATATTTCTTAACATTGTAACCACTGCGACGTGTATTCCACAACAACATACCACGTGGATATAACGCAGGATTAATTGCATCAATGTCCAGGTAATTGCTGGTCAACAAACTAGCAATGCTGGGCTTGGTACCAGTTACAATATCAGTTGTACCGGTTGAGTCCCAACGTGCATCACCAAATACAACACCGGCTTCTGATGTTTGGTCGGCAATGTCAATCGCTTGCCATTTACCTGAGCCGCCAACGTTATCGTAACGATACATAGCTGGGTAATTTTCCAAATCACCGGTGTCAATCCACAAATCACCATAACTTAATGCTGTGCCATCACTTTGTGTGGTTGGCGCGGCGGCTGTTACGATGGGACCAGCTGGATCACACAAACTTAGGTTGTAACCACGTGTATCATTGGTGATAGTTTGGTAACCCTTCCAGGTAGTTCCGTTGTGGATCATGATATCTACTTCGTCCACTGTGCTGTCATACCAATATGTTCCGGACTCTGGGTAAGTAGTTGGAGTATCTGCGCTGGCAGTATACGTAGCTACACTCCAGTTACTCATAGTTAAATAACTATCGCCACTTCTAATTCTAACACCAGTTGTAGCACTGGTAAATCCAGCAGTAGTTAGGGGCGTACCAGTAACGTTCTTGGCTCTAATAGTTCCACCTGCTGTATGTGTTAACTTAATTGCGCCGGTGCTGGTAATTTCTGCTGTTAAGTTAGCAAGTCCCGCAGCCAATATACTTTGTACAAACAAAGTTGCTGTGGTACCACTTAATGTAACTGTAACTTCGTTAGTAGTTGCTGATGAACCTACTTCACTGGTACCAAGTAAGAAAGTATTTCCACTAACAAAAGTTTGACTGGTTGTTGTTCCAGTTATTTCAACAATACCAGACACTGTGCGTTCTTGCAATCTAAATTCAGCAACAATAGGTGTAGTATATGCCTCTGGATTTAACAACACATAAGTACTGCCTTGGGCAATGTTAATTCCACCACCTGCTGAATCATAAGCATCATTCGAGGCAGTATCGCTATTGTATATGCTTGTGGCATTTGTTGTCCATTGCTCAGTAGTGGCATTATATGTTTTAACCGCCCAGTTTGCACCAGCATTTGGACTGGTTGTTTTAATCCATACGCTGCCACTTGGGCGGCGACCAACACCACCAGTTGCCAATGCGTCGGATGGTTTCCAGGCTGGAACGTTGGTATGTGCAGTGATTATCAAGCCTGCTGGACGATATGTACCGGCAGTAAGTCCCAATGTAGTAAGCATGGTACCACTGCCGTTGGCAATAGTAAGTCTACCATTGACAGAACTGCCATCACTTGTGGCCAAATCAGTGTGAGCAATGTTAAGATATCCAGCACTGACCCAGGCAACGACACCAGTAATGTTGGCGGCATTAATTTGCGCCGCCAAGTTGGCCACTGTGGCAGCAGTAATTGTAACAGTGACCGAGTTAATTACCAAAGTATTAGTGGTTTCTAATGTTGGGTTGGCATTGGAAGCGATCAACGATGGCGTTCTCTGTTGCCATGCATAGCTACCAATTTGTTGCCAACTGTTATCATAAGTCTTGGCATACATGGGATTGTTAATACTGGTAGTATCAACAGCGTATTGCCCAATTTGTCCAATACTTGCTTTTGGAGCACTACCTGCACCGCTGGCTAGGTTAGTTGTGCTGGTAATCAAAATAGGACTATTGATATTGGTAAATGTCTTTGTATCCACATCCCACTCAAATATACCGAAACGAGTTTCTGACAGATCTAACCAAATTGTACCAGATTCTGGTGGTTGTGTTGGGCGGACGCTGGTTCCAATCAACTGTGCCAAATTGATGTCAGCTCTGAGCATGTATACACGATTACTCACACCCAATGCGCTGTAGGCAGCAAGTAGGCCGTATTCGTTGATCTCATAGCCATGTAATGGAGTTGAGTTGGAGTCTTTGTAGAAAGCCGGAGCACCGTAAGTGTTGACCAGTTCACGTTGACTACCGATTAAATATAATTTTTCAGCATTGGCTGCTGTGGTTCCTGTTGCGGTAGTACCTGACGGTGTCATCTTGTCTTCAGCGGTCGCAAATACTACTAGCGGAACCGTTGCCACGGATGTCACTGCATAAATGCTTTCGTCAATTACTTGTACGCTAATTCCTGGGGATACTAGGCTTGGCATAATTCGTTCCTTTAAATGGTTAATGATATTTATTATAGGTGCAGGAATTTGTGCTGATATGATGCATATAAAGGCGTCTTAAAGGCGTCTAGAGTAAATACCGGATAATGAACAATATACGCTCAATGTGTCCAGTTTGCCAAAGTAAACTATTGGCAATAAACTATGTAAAAGATGGGAAAGTGTACTATCGATCAAAATGTCATCGATGCCAGAGATTGGCCAGTACCGTACGACCACACTGGATGCGGTCAGGTTATCGAAAAAAACCCAATTGCGAGAAGTGTGGATTTAAGTCAAAATTTAAAGAACAGCTCACAGTATATCACATTGATGGGAAACTATCAAATACTCACCCCACTAACTTGAAAACTGTATGTAAAAACTGTGAGGTTGATATAAGCAAGTCCAAGTTGGGATGGAGAATAGGAGACTTAGTTCCGGACTTCTAAACAATAGCTTTGACTTGGGTGTATAGTTCGTCAATGCTTCCGTTGTTGTCAATAATATGATCAAATTCTGTGCCAATCCAGGCCCATTCGCTGGCATGAGTATTGGGATACTTTTGCGCCATAGTTTTGTCATGATCATAAAGGATATACTGCTCATCTTCATGTGTAGTGTTTTCTTGCAATGCACACGCATACCATTCTGGCAATCCACCACGCTGAACCCACAATACTGACCCACCAGCGGCACGTACCGTGGCAATCTCGTTGGGGAAACGGCAATCACTAATAACAATGTCGTCTTTGCTGGTACGTAGTTTATTTTCCAAACTAGCTACCCAAATATTATTATGAAATCCCTGGCGACATACTTCGGTACCCCAATATTGCAATACCCATCTGGGAGTAAGGGTTGGCATACCTAGCTTATTTGCCCACCAAATATCTACTTCTTCACGCCAAGCCCGGCTTTCTTTTGTACGGCCCTCAAGTAATTCTCGATCCCATCCAAATACTGCTGATACAGCATCTTTTAATGTGGAAGCAAAACTATCTCTACGAAATTCATGGAAGTTTACCAAATAATCAGCTACAGTATCTTTACCGGTGCCTTGCCAACCACAGATTGCAATAATTTTGCTCATAGTTAATATCCTTTGTGCTATTGTAGCACCTAGATTTACTATGTCAATAACTTATTGGAACATTCCGATGACTTTGTTCAGACCAGTTTGTATATTACGTAGATCATTGGCTGCTCTGTCAGCACCAGCACCCACGGCTGATGCATATTTGGTCTTTGCCAGTTCAGCTTCAGATTTTTGTTTATAATGTGCAATGAATTGGGTTAAAAAATCCTCAGCCGAACTAAATTTATCCAACAACCCTTTGCCATATAAACGATTACGTTGACAGCTTTCAGCAAATGCTTTGATTCCTTTGACCACATCAATGACCTGTGGATTTTCCAAATCCAATAACCCAGGATTGGCAATCAATGATTTACTGGGTTTGGGATTGTCTTTACCTTGTTGTTGTGCAATCCATACGAACAGATCCAAAAACATTTTTTGTGGATCGTGAGTTATAGTAACCAATTGAGTGTCTTTTCTATTAGCAAACGACACTGCTTGTTTACCAACCATCTTGAGCTGTACGCCAGCGTGTTGTATACTGATACCAGGTCCTAATATTTCTCCCAGTCCACTGAATAAATTACCCCACAACAATCCTTTGAGACCGCGTTCAGGAGTTACTCTAGCTCGTCCAAATGCGGCATAACGTTCCTCATGCCACATAAGATCCACTTTAACATAACCTTCGGGAATTTTTAATACTGGATGGCCAATTTTAGTGCCCATTTCAGGATCTAAATCTAAATAATCTGGCTGTACTTCTTTAACAAACTGATCTGCTAATTTATTCCAATAAGAATTAAATGCACCTGGCGATAAACTTTCGTATGCTGGTGCTATCATTTGTAGATCAATATCACCATAAATTACTTCTTGTCGTTGTGGATCTTTTGAATCAGTTTCCCAATGTGCGCTACTACCAGTAGGCTTGCCCATTTTGATTGGACTTAACCCTTTACGTGCCAGCCATTGATTAAAATCAGTAGTAAAAGTTTGAGCTATCTCTAATGCAGGTCCAATTACTCGTGGCTTTAATATGGTCTGTTGCAAACGTTCGGTGCCTTTGCCATAGCCACCTTCCATTATGATTTCAAATAGTCTCATGATTATCCAATAATAAAGGACAATGGTTGTGACCCGTCCACATATAGTTTTAATTCTTCTTCTAATTTATCTATGGACTCTTTGGCTTCAGATTTCAATGCCGCACCATTTAAACTAGTACCGCCACTTGGTCCAGCAATAGTAGCAAACTTTTCTCTAGCTTCACCCAATGTCATCTTGGCAATAGCAAATGCATATTCTTGTATCCAAGGAAAGATCAAATAGTCTTGCAACAAGGAAATCTCTGGCTTGTAATTGAACACCCACAACAACACAGTCTCAGAAACATTTTCAGTACTGCCGTCAGCTGATATACCAGTATCAGGGATCTTACGCACCACTGTCAACTGTTTGTTTACGGTATTGAAGGTATAGTTCAGGTGACCACCAAACATACGTACCGCTAATTCCTGATACTCAGCGTATAATTCATAATTAGTAAGTCCACCCACTTGCCCGTTGACCAGAAAATATGTGTTTAATACACCGCTGGCAAATGGTTCAAATTGACTACCTGTTGATCCTGCAGTTGTGCCCAACCCTCTGCGAAATATTTGTCTTACTTGTAGTATTTCGTTTGGAAGTGTGTAGCTTTGAGTCTCACCCACCAAAGGTAGGAAAGCATAACTTTCTTCCTGACTGTTTTGTGAACGTTGACGGTATCTCATTACAGCCTGGTCAATGGCCATGTTGTAGTGTTCAGCGTCTAGTTCCACATCCACCATGCCGTCACCCAATCGCATTCTGATATAGTCTTGTATTCTGCCGCGCAGTTCAGCTTTGGTTTTATTTAATTCAGCAATTGATGCCATGTGTAATTTTCCCTGTTACAATATTTATGTCCAGGATTAGAAATAAAAGTCAAAGAAAATCCCAGTCTAAGCTGGGATTTCCGTATTAAGCGACTCGCAACAGCAACGTATCTGCGTTGATTCGCCCGTTTAGTTTAATGCTGGTAGCCTTGATCCCGTCCAAATACTTACGGAGATTAACTTTGCCAGCCTTCATCATCTCTGTTATCTGCTCCTTGGGCTTACGTAGAGTCTTGGCCACACTCTGTACCGCATCAAAGTTCAGTATCGTGGTGCCCTTGATGGATAACTGCGATCCACTTTCAGCCACATAACGTCCCAGCTTGCGTGTTTTGACATTAAACACCCAAACCTGTTCGGCATTAACAATGTCTGTGGCTTTGATACTTGCAATGCCCAGTTCTTTACTCTCCTTGAGATATTTCAGTTTACCAACCAGTTTGTCAGCACTAATTACTTTGCGTTTACGTGGCTTCTTGTCTTGTGCCTTGAGCTTGAGATAATTGTCAACATCACTGAACATCTTGTCATACCAGGCCAATGTGCGTTTAAGTTTGACCCCTGTAAAATTGCTATATCCTTCTACCAATTGCGGATCTGCACCAGGCTTTTTACTAGCCTTGAGCTCTTCGTAATCCTTGACATACATCGCACGAATTTTAGATGCCACTGGTCTGGAGATTTCTTTTTCAGCCAAATATTTGTATACATTAAGTTTATTTTTGCCATTAATAACAGCATCATCCAAATCACCGTCAATCTCACCCGCGGTATCGCGGGCTTGCTGTAACATACGAGCCTGAATTCCATCAACCAGTGTCACAGTACTTTTGGCCGTTTTTTTAGCTTTCTTAGCGGCAATAGCATTATCAAAATCAGTTACATCAGATGTCTCAATATCTGCAATGACTTTCGTTACTGTAGAAATAATATATTCCATGTGGGTTTTAGTAAGTGGAGCACCACGAGTATGCATACGTACCAAAGCCCCCACAGTAGGCCCCAGTTTCTTATCATTACTGGCACGAAACCGTGCAATTTCGGCTGGTTTGAGCTTGCTATTCTTGCCTAACCAATCAATAATCTCTTTCTTAAAGTCAGTAGCACTATAAAAGTAATTGTAATAGTTAAAGGCATGCATCAGCGCAATCTTAAATTCTTGATCAGTGAGTTTTTTGTCACTCCAGACTGGTTCTGTGCCTTTGTATTTTTCATCAGCAAATAGGGGATTACGTGTAGATCGTTGCTTGGCCATATATACCTCAAAGTTAACAAGTTCAACCATTATACATGAATGACAGTAGAAGTCAACTGATATAAATACTTGATATTAAAGGATTTATCACAAGTGCCCAGAATATCGCTTTGGCAGAACGGTGCCCACAGTAAGGATTACCAATTTATGGATCGTCGCATGAGTGAAATGTTCACCATAGGCGGCACCGGTATCAACGTACACAAGTATTTAGGTCCAACTGAACAAACTGGTAGCACTGACGCAACACAACCAGAATACTTGAATCAAAGTGCAATGAATATTCAAGACTTGTTGTTTTTGGAAAACCGCGATCGAAAATACGACACCAGTATATACAACATACGTGGGATATATCAAACATCAGATGTTGATTTTGACCTGCAACAATTTGGTCTGTTCTTGACCAACGATTCGTTATTTGTAGTATTCCATATCAAGGATACTGTGGAAGCTCTTGGGCGCAAATTGATGAATGGTGATGTGTTGGAGTTACAACACAAAAAAGATTTTTGGGGATTGGATGAAACTGTTCCTGCCGCATTAAAACGATATTATACCATTCAGGAAGTATCTCTTGCTAGCGAAGGTTATAGCCCAACTTGGTGGCCACATTTGCTTAGAGCTAAAATTGTGCCATTGGTAGATAGTCAAGAATACAAAGACATTTTAAACAATATATCTGCAGGTGCTGATACAACCGAAAACTTGGTTACTATTTTGAGTCAATACGATAAGAATATAGATATAAACGATGCTGTGTTGGATCAAGCAGAAGCAGAGACTCCCAAGAGCGGATATGATACTAGTTCATTTTATACCATACCAACTCATACAGACATTATTACTGATAATACCGGGTCCGGCACAGTGCCAATTGCCACTAGAACAGTAGTAGATGCGCCCGCCACAATACTGGGTAGTGACAATAGCACTGTTGACGTAGCGGTAGTACATCCAAGTAAAAGTATCGGCGGATATATGACTGGTGATGGATTGGCTCCAAATGGTTGGCCGGTTACCGCGGCCACAGCCTTCCCAGATAATCCGTCAGTTGGTGACTATGTATTACGATTAGATTATCATCCCAATAGATTATTTAGATTTAGTGGTGCTCGCTGGGTCAAAGTTGAAGATGCTCAACGTGATAATTATACTCCGGGTTCCGGCACCAATATTAGACAGAAGTTTATCAATAATACAGCGGTTATATCAACAGTGGGTGCAGATGGTTCCACTATTGTCAATGTGCCAAGCAAACAGGGCCTTAGTAAGGCACTCAAAGGAAGAGATTAATGAGCAACGTTGCATTTTTTTATGACAGTCAGATAAGACGGTATATGTTACAGTTTATCAGACTGTTCAGTAATTTTCAAGTTCAGTTTGGCAAGGACCGTGATGGCAATACCGCATTGCAACGTGTGCCAGTCAAGTACGGAGATGGTAGTCGTCAAGCAGCCACTATATTACGTAACAACAGTGAGTCAATGTTAAACACCGTGCCCATGATCAGTTGTTACATCAGCGGATTAACGTATGAACAAGCTAGAATGCAAAACCCATATCATGTTAGTAATGTTAATGTCAGAGAAAGATCATTCAACGAAGGTACACAAGAATACGACACCACACAAGGTACTGCCTTTACTGTAGAACGATTGATGCCGGTGCCATACAAGTTAACCATGAAGGCTGACATCTGGACCAGCAATACTGAACAAAAATTACAATTAATAGAACAGATTGGTTGTTTATTTAATCCCAGTTTGGAAATACAAAGTACCGACAACTATGTAGATTGGACCAGCCTAAGCATTGTGACACTGACAGATGTGTCCTGGAGTAGCCGCACCGTGCCTGTGGGTGCTGATGATGCTATCGATATTGCAACATTGACATTTGAAATACCAATCTGGATCAGTGCTCCAGCCAAGATTAAAAAACTAGGTGTGATCCAAAATGTCATATCAGATATACTGGACCCTTACGGCAATTTGGCAGATGGTGCCGTTGACGAATGGCTAATGTTGGGCAATCGAAAATATGTTACACCATTGATGTATGGTGTATTATTAAATGGTAACCAATTAACATTATTAAAATATCAAGACACAGTCAATGTTGCTGTTGCCAATGCCAATATGCTGAAAAATGGAACAAAAGATAATTGGCATACATTTGTTAATTTGTATGGTACTTTGACCAATGGTATTAGTCAGATAAGATTATTACAAAGCGATGGTGAAACAGAAGTAGTTGGTACGGTATCATATCATCCCAGTGACGACACAGTGTTGTTGTTCAACGTGGACATTGATACCAAACCTGTTGATACATTAACTGCGGTCAATGCAATAGTTAATCCCTTGACGTCTGGACCAGGTGCTGGACTTGCTGTTCATGCGAATGGACAACGTTATATATTGACTGAAGATACTGGATTTACTGGAAATGTTGACGGGCCTGATGCCTGGAAAGGGTCTGGTGGTCAACAACTTGTAGCCAAGGCCAATGATATAGTACAATATACCAGTGGACAGTGGCAAGTGGTATTTGAAGCCACAGAAGTAACGGACATTGGATATGTAACTAACCTAGCTACCAACCAACAATACAAATGGACTGGAAGCAGATGGATGAGAAGTTACGAGGGCGAATATAAAAATGGAAAATGGAGTATTGTTTTGTGATAGTAGATATTAATGATTCAATTGCATCAGTTGGAGCTCTCATACACGCAAAATCTACTGGACGTTTTTTGTTTTTACTACGCAACAATGGTGGTTATGCTGGTACCTGGGGATTGGCTGGTGGTAAAATAGAACGAAAAGAAACAACTAGCCAAGCATTACTAAGAGAAATTAAAGAAGAAATCGGTATAGATTTACACCAGGCCAAAATAGTTCCTGTAGATCTGTTTACTTCACCAAACGGTAGATTTGTTTACAACACTTATATTGTGGCTGTGGAGAATGAATTCCTGCCAACACTGAATGACGAACACCGTGGATATTGTTGGTGTAGCATTGGCGACTATCCCAAACCATTGCATCCTGGTGTATATGGTACATTCAAAATAGATGCGATTCAATCCAAGATCGAAACCGCGGTACACTTAATCTAAGGGTTCTTAGTCAGTTGAATGTCGTAAATTAATAAATCACGACGAATACTTTCCTGGATTGGTTCTACTCCATGGAAACTATTACTAGTTTTAAAAAACCCAAACAATGTATTGGGTTTAAATGGTGCAGTTTTTAACAAAGTAAACCGGTCAAATTTGTGATGTGGACCACCCTCACAGGTAAATTGTTTATCAGTAGGTATATACATTGATGTTCCTAGATGACTTAAAGAGTCATCCTTGGGCATGTAGATCAACAATGTAATAACTTTCTTGACACTATCAGTATGTGGACCCAGATTGTATGTGGTGGAGTCTTGTGTATATAATGTTTCAGGACCCATGGCAGGTATCTCATCATTAAATCGTCGGGAGATGTGGGGATGAAACTTGTCTATTACTATATCATAAAATGGTCCCAACAACCAATCAGCGGCCTGTTCCCAAAACAACCTGTAGGGGTCTGCTAACTCAGGCATATCATGTTGTAGACTCAATACCTTTCTAGATTCAGGATATGCACTACCCACACGTTGAAGTTCATGTAATGTTTTTAGATGTTCACCAGGTATTTCATTAGCCAACATCTGTTGATACATCTGTTGTGGGAAGATGTTATCAATTTGAATGTGCGGATAGGGAATATCGTTGATTGCCGCGTCAGCAAATTTGTCGGCTACATACTCACTTGCGCCTAAAAACATACTCAGCTACTCCTTTAAAGGATCCTGTTTGTCTTTCTGCTGCCCGGACTTGATCAGCATCAAATGTAAATCCTTGTTCTACTAAATGAGTCACTAAAGCAATATGCTCTGGTAGATTTTGGTTAATCTCAATGATCAATGATTTAACATTACGCAATGCACCCTTACTGCCAGCAATAACTTTATGTTCAAATCCATCCACATCCAATTTAATATGTGTGGGTGCTGGCAAGCCCGCCGCAACCATTGCATCCAGTCTGGATGACACACATCCCTGACTAAAGACTGGCAACATGGGTGTTAATTTGAAATTCAGTTTTTCATCTATGGCATGGCAACTACCGCCAGTGTCAAAACTAGACAAATGTAATTGTGTAATTTTGGCTTCATCACTTAGTGCAATACCATATGCTTGTACCAGATGTTGAACATTGTTTAATACTATGTTCTTATTGAGTATAGCATAATTTTGTGATTCAGGTTCAAATGCAATTACTCTAGCACCACGAGCTTTAGCTGCCAAAATAGTGTATATACCCACATTGGCACCCACATCATACAACACATCATCTGCTGTCAAACTATTCATCCACTCAATTGTAATAGGCTCTTTGGTAAACATTGAGCTGGCTCTCCAACGTGTTGTATCGTTAGGAGTGGAGTAGATCAATTCTACGCCATTGAAATTCACTTTAGTAACTTCTGATTTAGCACTGTTCTCATCACCCACTAGTTCTATAGTTTTAGGACCACAAACTATATGTAACTCTTTGTCCTTGGTCTCAATGACTTTGGCCACTTCTAAATACTTACCCAGTCGTTGTTTCCACCAATCAGAACCTTGTTGAATTAAATGTGCATTGCGACCATCTGACAAGAACTTCATTGCTGGACCAGTGGCTACAATTAAGTAGGCAGTTTTTAATGTACAGCGAGCAATATCTTGTATCACGTTATCCAATAAGTCTGGTTCAATATGTTCCAATACATCTGTACATATAACCAAATCTGCTGGACGTGGAGGATTATCTTTACCAGGAATAGCAGGGTCGTATTCCCAGATTGGGAACGGAAGTTTTCTACCCAACATACCTTTACCGCAGCCGTAATCCAGGATATTTTTAGTATCCATACTGTCGGCCAGTTTCTGAACTACCTCGGCCCGTTTACCACCGCTGACGCCGTAGTTGGGATTGGTTTCATGGAGTTGTTTATTCATCTCCATGTATTCTTTGGTAATAGTAATTGGTGTCATATAAGCGATGTCCTTCTTGGATTTTTTGCCCGTTCCTGGGGGCACTAATTTTGTTTCAGCCATATGTTGCACGAGTCCTTTTCCGTATAAAGTTGCTTTTACTTCTGGCATTTGTTTTAATTCATGAAAAAATTGTCTAGCATATTCTACCAATGGCTGTGTTACTTTGTATTCTACACCCTTGTACTCAGTTAAGTAAA